ATTACTTTTTTCTTTATCTTTGTTTATGAGACTATATTTCATTTTAATATAATCTTTAAAATCCGTATTTTTAAAAATCGGTAACCAAAATTCTTTAGAATTTTCCCAAATTTCTTTTTCTCTCCATTTTTTATCATTTTCTACACATGGACGTGTATACCATCCATTTGAAACTTTTTCAACATATCCACCTTCTAAAGCATCTTCTAAAATACCATAATACGGATGAATTCCACCATCAAATCTAATGAGATACTTAAGTTTTGTACCAGGTTTTACATACCTTCCCTTTTCTGCAATAGCTGTAACAACTTTACCAATTACATTGTTTCCATCTTTATCTTTTGCTTGTGATGTAGTTTTTACAATAGCACTTGAAACATATTGTATTTTACTTCCTCCTGAAATTTCGCCACCTGGAGTAGGTATAAATGAACCTATACTGCTATAAACATGTGCACTCACATAAATTGTCATAGGATGTAACGTTAAAAGTAAATTAGCCAATCCATTTTTAGCTCTTGTAGTTTGTAAATCAGCAACATCTTTTCCTGTCATTGCATCATCAATTTGTTTAGCATTAACTAAACCACCCCAACTATCAATTATTAATAGAGTATTCTCTTTTTCATCAAAATCTAATTCTTCTTTAAGATTTGCCACAATTTGTTTTACTTGTGTTATATCATTTTCTGGAATAATTATTAATTTATGTTCTTCTATATCTTTTTGTAAATCAAAATTTTCAATCATAATTTCATTTATAGCAAATTCTGTATCAATATAAATTACATTCATACCTTTTTTCAACGCTTGTTTTACAAGATATATTGATTGAAGTGATTTACCTGACTGAGTTTCACCAGCAATCATAGAAATTTTATGCTTAGGAATACCACCATCAATTCTACCAGAATAAAGAATATTCAAAGTTGCTATTCCCGTTGAAATAAAATCCTCTCTTAAAGACAATGATTTTTCTGAAATATCTGTAATATAATTTTTCAAATTTTTGTTTTTAGCTAATTTTTCATATATTGACATTTTAAACCCTTTATTTTGTTTTTATTATATTTTTCAATGTTTTATTAATACATCCAAGCATTATAACCCACAACAGTATCTGTATCACATTTATTTTTATATTTCATGTACGCGTCATCGTATCCTTTACTATATCCTTCATCATACCCATCAGTGTATCCTTCATCATACCCATTATTATAACCTTCATTATATCCATCATCATATCCACTATCATATATTTCTTTTTCTTTGTCTTCAAAAAACCTACCAAACAATTCATCTAAAATATCATAAAATTGTTCATAATTTTCATTCAGTTCTTCTATTATCAACTTTATTTCTTCAAGATTTAATTTCATACCATTTCTAAACTCATATGTTTCATTCCCTAAATAAATCATCACTTTCCTCCAATAAATTATATTTTTCTTCTTCAATTAATTCTAATACTTCATCAAAAACATCTTCATTATAAATTTTTTTAAAAATTATTTTCAAATCTTTTATAAATTCTTCAATTTCAATCAAAGAAAAAAATACACAAATATATTTATCATTAACAATTATAGTTTTCATATCTAAATCACAAGATATAAACAAATCATCTAAATTAACAATACACGATTTTAATTGATTGTATCCTTCAAATACAATACAATATTTTGTCAAATCAATATACATATTACACCTTTAACGACACATTCTCTGACATAAGTCTAGTTAAAAAAGCCATTATAGGTATATGTTTGTTTTTGGCTTTTGTGTGCTGTTCATAGTAATCAGCTAATAGAATTATAGTTTTTGCTAAATCTTTTTCATCAATAATTTTTTCAAGGTTTTTCCACATAAAACTATAAAATCCTTCAGGATTTATAATATTATCAACTAATTCTTTTACAGCATAAAAATCATGTTTTTTTACTTCTTTAAAAATTTTAATAAAATAATCATTTTCTATCATTTGTGCTTGTGACAATTTCAATTCACCATTAAAAACATTTTTTTGGACAAAAATTATCATTTCTCTTATTGATGGAAAAAATGTTTTAACTATTTCTGCTACATCTTTTTTATCAAATTTTATTGATTCATTTTCCAAAATAAATACAAGTCTTTCATAAATTTGTTTTGCTAATTCTTTTTTGTGATTTTGATATATTTCATCAAAATTATAAACTTCTAAACGTTGTAAAAGTGGTGGTATAATTTTTTCTGGATAATTTTCTGTAAAAATAAATCTAGAAGTTTCATAGAATGCTTCTATATCTCCCCTTAAAAGTGCTTGAGCATTCTGTGTAATATATCCACATTCATCAATTACAATAAGTCTAAATTTACTATGTGATGAAATTTTACTTGCAAAATTAGATACTTTAAATCTAAATGTATCTACATTATTTTCTTTTGAACCATTTAACCAAAGTGTTTCAGTATCTAAATCATTTTTTATAGCTGTTACAAGAGACGTTTTTCCAATACCTGGACCTCCAAATAGCCCAATATTTGGTAATGTTTCTTTTTCTACATATTCTTTAAATTTATTTTTTATTTTTTCAGGTAAAATAACATCATCGATTGTTTGAGGTCTATATTTTTCAACCCAAATACTTGAATTACCTATCTTTTTCATTAAACTCTCCCACTTCAATATTTTATATATTTATTTGAATTATATTATTTGAATACTTTTCTTTTTTGTTCTTCTGTTAATTTACTTAAAATTTCTTTGTCTTCATATATAATTGTATCAAAAAATGCAAAGTCAATTAAATCTTTTGATGAATTTTGAATACTTAAAATTATATTTGCAGCTTCAGAAATTTTTTCGGGTTTATCTTTTATATCATAAAAATTTATCAAAATTCCTAAATACTTTTCAAATAATTTTAAAGACTCATCCTCATAAAAAATAATAAAAAATATTCTTGCCAATTTCTCTTTTTCCGTAAGTTCTCTAAAAGATTTTTTAGTTATTTCTTTGAGAATGTCAATAACAGTTTTTCCTGTATCTATATCAATGATTTTGTTATCTTGATATACAAACATTTTAACTCCTTTATTCTTGATTTTCTTTGAATTCTTCAAATACACTTTTAATCACATTTTTAAACATATTTCTAAAAATTACTTCATCTTCATATGTAATTATATCAAAAAATATAAAATCAATTAAATCTTCTGATGAATTTTGTATATTCAAAATAATATTCACACAGTCATCTATTTTTTCTGGTTTATCTTTTATACCAAAAAAATTTATCAAAACTTCTAAATATTTTCCAAACAACTCTAACGACTCATCTTCATAAAAAATAACAACAAATATTTTAGCCAATTTTTCGCTTTTTGTAAAATTTGAATATTTTTTACCACGTGTTTCTTCAACAATTTCTTCAATAGCTTTTCCAGTATCTAAATCAATAATTTTATCATCTTGATATACAAACATTTTAACTCCTTGTAATATTTGGTGTGTTCTGAGGTGTTTTATATGACAATAAATATATTTTTATATAAAATTGTAGAAAACATCTCAGAACACACCAGAGATGTAAATAGAGGTAAAATTAAATTCTCTTTACTAAAATGAATAAATTTTTACCTCTATAAAATTAACAATAAAATTATAACACAATTTCATAAAAAAGTAAAATTATTTGTTATTATTTCTTCTTTTATTTTTTCTATTTCTTTTGTTATATCTTTGCTTTCATATAAATCTCTAGAAAATCTTCTTGCTTCTTTTAATTCTTCAAGTCTTTTTATTTTTCTTTTTATTTCCCAATTATTCATTTTTAATCTTTTACAAAATTTCACTGATTAATTTTTTTATCTTTTCAACAGATTCTTTTTTAAATGTTATAAAAAGCATTATAAATTTCAATTTTTTGTAGATAACTTTATAAACTCTTGAATTCTTCAAACTTTCAAATTGATTTGTAAATTTCAAATAAAAATACAATGTATAAAACATTATTTCTTTCTTAATATACATATTTATAATATCTTCTTTTGTTACATATCCCTTTTCTTTTATTAATTTTACATCTCTTTTAATGTAATGTTCATAATTCATTATTTTTCGTTTGAAATCTATTACTTCATCAAAATCTAAATTTCTTAATTCATCTACCATTTTATGGAATGATGATGGTGATTTTTCAAATAATACATACAAACAACATACAACAAAAGTTTCTTTAGTTTTTCTTTTATATTTTTCTACAGGAAAAAACTTTTCAAACTTTTCTATAGTTGTTTTTTTATGATTTGTATGTAAAAGTCTTTTATCCAAAGAATTTTGATAAGTTAAAAACATTCCATGAGAAATTTGATACATGTCATAATATTTCATTTTTCCTTCTTTATAATTTATTTTTATAAAATTATATCAAAAATTTTGTGAAAAATAAAACTTTTACCAAATTTCAGTTTCTTTTTTAGGTCTATGCATTCGTCCATTTTCAAGAAAATAAATTTCTCCATTTTTTACGAGATCATTATAAAATATTTCTTTAAACGTTTTATCGTTTTTTATTTCTTCTGCTATTTCTAAAATATCTAAATTATGTTTATCAGCATATTCCGTGATGACATCAAGCATTGAATGATCATACAAATTATTTTTTTCTATAAAATTTAAAATTTCTTGTATCATTTTACTCCTTTATTAATTTACTAAATCCAAATTCTTGTTCTATTTTAAAAACTCTATTAGGATTTATTTTATTTATAATATTTGGATTATGAGTTATAATTATTATATCTTTTTTATTTGCAAATTCAGTTGATAAAATGTCAATAATTATTTCAATACCATCTTCATCGATAGAACTATCTAAAAATTCATCAAGGACAAGAATATTTATTTTATATCCATTATATTCCATAATTTTGAGAAATGCGAATAACAAGCTCAAAACGATTCTTTGTTTTTGTCCATTACTCAAAGCATTAAATTCTTGTTCTTCATTTCTTTTTATAATTTTTTCTTTGAGATTACTTTCAATTATAAAATTGTATTCAACATTAAACTTTTCTAAATATTCATTTATATACTTATTCAAAATAGGTAATTGTTGAGAAAGAATTTGTTCTTTCAATTTTCCATCAACAATTAAAGAAATAATTTTCTCATAATTTTCTTTTTCTTTTTCTTTATTTTTTAATTCTTCTTTTAATCTTTCAAGTTCTTTTTCTTTTTCTTTCAAATAATTATAATCAATTTCAGTTAATTGTGTTTCTTCATAAATTTTCTTTTTGTGTTCTAATTGATTAATAGTTATTTCAATATTAGACAGTGTATTCATTAATTTATTTATTTTTTCTTGTTTTTCTAAAATTACCTTTTCTTCTTCTAAAATTTCTTCATATTTTTTAAAATATTCTTGATATTTTTTATCCAACAAAGAAAGTTTACTGTTTATATCTTCTAAATCTATAAACTCACTTTTAAATTTATAATTACACTTAGGACATGTAATTTCTTCAGATTTTTCATATAAATCAATTTTTGTTTGTAATATCGCTTTAGCATTCATAATTTTATTGAGTTTTTCTTGCAAATTGTTTTTCTTGATTAAAATTTCATTCATTTTATCTTTTAATTCAATTATTAAATCTTTTTTACTTTCTATTTTGTTTTTCTTTTCTAATAATGTTTTTATTTCTTCATTTATTTCTTTTAACTTTTGATTTTTATTTTTAACAATTTCTTCATTTTGTCTTTCAATTTTTTCATATTCTTTTTTTAAATTTTCTATACTTTCATTTAAAGAATTTATTTTATAAGTCAAATTTGTTATTTCTGTTTGAAGTAAATTACGTTTTTCTTTAGCTAGCTGAATAATTATATTGAAAATATATGTGTTTGTTAAATTTTGAAATACTTCTTCTTTTTCTTTAGGACTTAAATCCATAAAATTTTTTACATTAGAAATGTTTGCACCTAATACTACAATTTGCTTAAAAAGAATTTCATTAAAACCCAAAATTTCTTCAAGTTTTTCTTGATAATTTTTTGAATGACCATCTTGTGGAATTAATTTCCATTCATCTTTTTCTTTGTAATAAATTTCAAAAATAGAAGGTTTTAAACCTCTTCGTATTTTATATAGTTTATCGATTTTAAATTCTACTTCTACAAGAAGCTCTTTTTTATTTTTATCATTAACAAGAGAACCTAATTTTACTTTTCTAAAAGGTTTACCAAAAAAGGCAAACATTAATGTATCAAGAAATGCTGAAGATTTTCCTCTTCCATTTTTAGCTACTACAATATCAAGTCCATTTTCAAATGTGATTTCTGTAAAATTATTTCCATACGATAAAAAATTTTTAAATCTAATTTTTTTAACTATCATTTTATGCCTTCATATGATGTTGTGCTTCATCTATTAATTCCTTTAAAATTTTTTGAAGTTCTTTATCTTTTACACTATCTAAAAGCATTTTTTTAGGTGATTTAACATTTTCTTCTGAAATTTCTGTTTGTATTTTAAATGTTTTATCTATAAATGTAAAATTAATATTATTCTCTTTTAAAATACTGATATATTCCCAATTTTCTTGTTTATCTTCTAATAAATAAACTTTTATTTCATTTCCTTTTAAATTTTCAATAGAAATATCTTTTTCTGATCCAAAAATTGTATTTCCTAAATAAATCTTTATAAATCTTTTTGAATATTTATTTTTTATAAATTCTAATTTACTGTTTGACAAATCTAATATATAAAATCCTTTTTCATCACCTGCATCATTCCAATCAAGTTGATATGGTGTTCCTATATAATGAACTATATCTTTTTCTTGTTTTATATGAAAATGTCCAGAAAAAATTTTTTTTCCTTTAAAGGGAATTTTTTTATAATCAAAACCGTATTGACTTTTTACACCTTTTATTATTTCAAAATTAGAAAACTCAAAATGACCAAACAAATAATCACAATTTAGTAATTCTTCTTTTATTTCTTCTTTTCCAATAAGCCAAGGTATTATACCTATTTTTTTATTTTCAAGTTCTAATACTGTTTGTTCTTCTATATATTGAAAATTTAATATTTGTTTCAAAATTTTAAGAGAAGAATATTCTCTTGTATTCTTATAATAAATATCATGATTACCTGTTAAAACAATAAAATTTCCATTCCAATCATTCAAAAGTTCTCCAAAATCTTGTATAAAATCTTGAAAAAATTTTATATCAATTATTTTTCTGTTGTCAAAAAGATCACCTAATTGAATAACAGTTTTTATATTATGTTCTTTTAAATAAGGAAAAAATTGTTTTTTAAAAAAAATCATTTGATTTTCATAAAATTTTTCAGAAAATCCTTTTTTACCAAAATGTGTATCACCAAGTAAAGCTATTTTCATTTTTATCCCTAAAAATGAATTTTATAATCAGTAATATGTTTTATTAAATTTCTTATAGCACTATCTGAAAATTCACCAACATTTCTTATAAATTCATATCCCTTTCTTTTATGTCTTTTTTTAAGATAGTATTTTCCATTTTCATACGAACAAATATATTTTTCTGTTTTATTGATTTTTTCTATAATTTCTTGTGGAGTCAAATTTTCTATTTCTTTCAAAACATGAACATACACTTTATTCACAGCAATTCCTTTTTTTATATAATTATACAAAAAAATTGCATAAAAGTAAAATATCTTGAAAAATTTTCACAGTATAGTTTTCAAAAACAACTAACAATTTAAAGAAAATGTTTTTAAGAATGAATAATGAAATCAAAATGAAGTTAAATATTGAAGATACATAGAAGATTTTTTGAAGATTTTTGAAGAATTAAAAAAGGGAAAAATTATTAAATTCCCTTTAAACTTTTCTAACAGACTCTTGCCCATTTCTTAAAACAATATTAAACGTCAATGTATCTTCCAAATCCTTTGAATCAACATTTACAGTAACTTGTAATGCAATATCATCTTTTCCACCAATAGTTGTTACAGATGTAACATCAATATCATATTTTTCCAACGTTTTAATTTTATTTTTAATTTCAGAGTCAATATTAGTAATAAAAATTGGATATTTTGTATAATATCCAAATAATTGTTTAACAACTATTGCTTCTTTACTAGGAATTATTGCTATTTGGAATTGTTCAGAATAATCTGATTGAACATCTTTTGCTTCTGAAAATTTATTTTTAATTTTAGCATTTTTCAAATCTGATATTGATTTTTTAATTTCTTTCTTTGTTTGTTCATCATATAAAAATACATAATCATTAAAAATTGATGTAACTAGATATTCTTTCCCATTTAATTCTACTACATCACCCACATCTAATTCTTTACCTTTTATTTTTTCAATAAGTTTTTTTAACATTTTTCCCCTTTATTTAGTTTAAGTATTAATTTTAAAATATTAATTCAAAAATATTAATTACAAAAATTATTTACAAATTTTTTGCAAAGCATTGATAATTTCTTTTCGTTTTTTCTCACCCCAATCTTTACATTTTTCACCACACCTATTAAAGAAAAAATTCACTGATGCAACAGCGCTTTTATAATCCCCTTTATGTCCTTGACAAATTATTTTAGCACTTTTAGCAGGATCTGCATCTTTTGAAAACGTTCCTTCAGGTGGATGCCATTTAGGTTTAACTTTATTTAACCATTGTTCTTCATGTAATTTTTGTAATATTTCTCTAATCATATTAATCCTTTAATTTATCTAAACTAAAAAAAAGCATGAACAAACACAGGCTTTTTCCCTAATCCAGTTTTTTCATCAAGTTGAAATCCAATAATAGTCCCAGTTTTTCTATCAAGTAACACAAAAAATTCTTTTCCATTCTTTTTCATTGTTGACCAAAGGGGATTTTTATCTTTTATATCTTTTATATTTTTAATTAACTCTTCAACTTCGCTTCTTGATACCAAATCAAAAACATTTAATCCTTCATTTTTATTTTCTTTAATTTGATTTAAAAATTCTTTAACCATTTTTTCTTCTACAGCTTCTATATCTTTTATACTGAATTCATATTCTTCACCATCTTCATCTGATGCCCATATAACATCACCATCAATTCTTTCAACATGATACCATCTACCATTCACTAAAATCATAACACCTACTTTTACATCTTTCTTTTTAATTGCTTCAATAATTTCTTTAATCATATTTTTCCTTTCTTTTTAATTTTTCTAATAATCTTCATGTTATTCAATACACGTTTATAATATTTAATATTATTATATCCTCCATTATATTTACTTATAGTTATAAACCATGGATTTTTAAATCTCTTTTTTAATGCATGTTCATAATTATAAATAAGATAAAATGTAGAAACTTTGATGTTGAATTTCACATCACTTAAAAGTAATTGTGCCAACCGTAAATCTTTATAATAATACTTTTTAAATGGTTTGAATTTTAATTTATTATATTTTAATTCTCTTTTTATCCATTTTAAAACTTTTTTATTTCTTTTTTGATTGCCTATATGTAATCTTATTCTTTTCTTATATTTATTTTTAAGATAAGAAAAATATCTAATATTTTGTAAATAATTACTATATTCTTTAAACGCATATTTATTTTCGTGAATAAAATGTAAATATTTTTTAAATTCTTTTGGATATTTAGAAATTATAAAAATTGCTGTTTCTAATTTAATTTGTCCAACACCTAATGATTTTAATATAAATGGTTTTTCTTTTCCATTCAAATAATTATCACCAACTAAATATTTACCAGCAGAACTTTCTGTCAAAATAATAGCACAAACTGTATCATTAAAAACATGTCCATTTTTAGCTTTATACTTAGATGCTTCTTTATATGCAATTTTCAATATATTTAACTGATTTTTATCTAATGCATTTAAAATGTTGAAAGAATTAAAAATTATCATCATTATGATAATTAAATTTTTCATTATACCACCTTAACATATATCAACTTTACAAAGCTAATTCTATTTTAAATTAATTTTGTAAAATTATTATTTTTATATTTTACTTTACGTGTATATTTTTTCTTACTTTTAATTTTTCTAGTAGAGAGACTAATCTCTCTACGAATGTGTCTTTGTATATTTTTATCTCTTCTTTTGTATTTTAATTCTTTAAGTTCTTTTTTAATTTGATTAAGAGTCTTCTTTTTCATTTATTTCCTTTTAATCTAAAGACCACCCATTCCTCATAACAACACAATCACCAACTTTGATATTTTCATAACCAGCTTTTTCCAAAGCTTTTAAAAGCTCTTCATCTACTTTTGCTTTCACTTCACCACCAAAAGGATAATTTCCACCTATACGTCTTTTTTTGTCTAGCATCATATCAAAAATTTCTTCATTATAACTTAATGAATAAACTTTTTTACATTTGACTGATTCTATTACTTCTTTTATCATACCAAATCCTTTCTATTTTTTATTTTTATAATTATAACAAATTTCTTTCAAAAAGTAAAATATTCTTTTATTATTATCAATGTTTTTCTTGAAATTTCTTTAAAATCAGAAAATATTCTTTCAAATTCTTTAACAACCAAAATATAAAATGGTAATTGAATAATAAAACCAATAACATACAAAACAAAAAATATGATTTCTAAAATTCCTCTTAAAAATCTTTTTCCAATTTTAAAAGTTTTAAAACTAACTTCTCTAATACTGCCAGGTTCTTTTTCAAATTTCATTCATTTCCTCCATATACTTTCAAATATTCATCATAAAATTTCCAAACACATTTTGGTGTATTTTTCTTAAAATATTTTTCATCATAAATATTTTCTATTATTTTTGTTGCAGAAATAGAATTATCATCTCTTGGAATTTCAATAATATGTATATCACTTCCTATTTTTTCAATTTGTTCTTGATATGCAACAACTCTATCAGATCCTGTAACTATCCCACCAATAATTATTGGAAGAGCTTTATCAATAATTGTCACAATATTTGCACTTCTAGTTTCAACTATTTTTATAATACCATTTTCAATTTCTTTTTTATAACATTCTTCAATTACTTTTCTTCTTAGTTGAAGAGTTTTTAATGTATCTTTATTAGAAGTTATTGCTATAACAACACCATTATATTTTTGAAGAGCTTTATCAATTATTTTTTTATGAGCATTTGTAAAAATTCTAAATTTACCTATTACTAATGCATATTTATCTGCAAACATTTTTATAAGTTCTAATTTTAATGTCAAAAAAATATCATCTTTTATCATTTCCCATGATTTTTTTGAATGTTTAATATAATCTTTAGGAATTTTCTTTATTAAATTTGATGCCTTTAATAAAACTCTTCTAAAGTCAACTGCATCTTTGTTTGATACGTTTAATTCTTTAATAAGTTCTTTTACTAATTTTTTTATTTCAGCCCAATAAAGTGATTCTAAAAATGGATCTGCTCTGTATTTTTGTTTGATTTTTTCTCTTTCTTCTTTTGATAATTGATATTCTTGTTGAATTTTTAAAGGAGGAAATTGACTGTTCCAAAATATAAAACCTTCAGGTTTTCCACCAAATACTGATTCTACAGAAAGAAATGTATTATTTAAAACCTTCCAATAAAGTTCTATGTCATTTTCAGAGTTTTTCAATTTTTCTAAATTATTTTCAACAACCTTAAAAAGTTCCTCGTATTTTATACCTTTCAATAATTCTTTTGTTGGATAAAGAATACCTTTAAAAACAATAGGTGGAACTTGAATTCCCATTTTCTTTGCTAATTCAGCACGTTCATCAAAATCAAAATTAAATTCTATATTAGAAGTTATTAACATTCCATTTTTTATTTTATAAGAAGTTTTTCCATAAGAAAGTAAAATAAGATTATAAAGATTACTGTATTGACTCATTAATGTTGGTTTTTTAATAAGATATTCGCAAAAAAATTGATAGCCTTTAGGAAGAATATCTACATTGATATTTTTCAAAATATCAAATATAAATTTAAACTGAGAACTTCCTATAGATTTCTTAATTTCTTCATCTGAATTATAACCAAATTCTTCAGGATAAATAATATTTCCTTTATATGCAACTATCCAATTTTCAGTAAATGATTTATCAGAACTAGCATCTTCTTTTAATATCAAAGTAACTTTTACTCCATCAAGCTTTTCTTCAACAATTTGATATGTTTCAAGAAAAGTTAAAAGTTTTCTTTTATCTTTTAAAACATTTTTCGCTGATTTTACAGACACATCGATATAATTTTTCATAATTTTCCTTACTTATCGATAATTTTACAAATCTTAATTTTTCCTTGAGTAATAGCATCTATTTCTACTGGTGCTAAATTTTCAAAATAATACAATTTACCAATTTCACTTTTTGGTGATCTTTGTCCAACAATCATTATGTATGGCATCTTTTCTTTTCTAACAATATCATTTATTTTTTTAAGTATTTTTGAATATGTTAAAACATCCATTTTTTCAAAATATCTCTTTAGGTTATTAATTGTTGAAATATCTTGTAAATTACCCAATTTTTCACTATCATAATATATATTTAAAAAGTTATCTATTTCTACATTTAAAAATTTTTTATCTATTGCAATTCTTTTTTCATTACTCTTTGCTAATGTAAGCCACTTTGTCAACTCACCTTTATTTATTGCCTTTTTTATTTGATCAGGTGGAAATGTTTTTGGATCTAATAAACTCATTGTTTTTATATATTTTACAATATCTTCATAAGCACTATTAAGAGCTTCTTTCATAAATGTTCCAAACCTAAAATTTTTTAATTTATTTCCACTTTTAAATACTTCTTTTAGTTCTGCATATTCATCACCAAATATTATATCAAATGGATTATTATTACGAGAAATAGTTATTTTTTGATGAAGAATGGCTAATAAAATTTCTCCATGTCCTATTTCTTTTCCAATTACATTCATTAACTTGATAATAACATCTTCATATTTAGGATAAATGTTTTTGTTATAATAATTTACAAATTGTTTTAAATTTTGTTTTTTCTCTGTAAGCATTGGAGGGAGATCATTGACAGAAATTTTTAATTTTTTAGCTACTATTTTTCTTAATTTCTGTTTATCTTCCAACAAATCAGACTCTGCTAATTTTACTTGATCTGGAGATAAAAAAATCTCATCAACATTTGATTCTTCTATCTTTTTAAGTGCTTCTCTTATATAGCTCATTAAAAATCCTTATTTTTATTTATTTATTAAATTATTTAAACATTTTATTTGTTTTTCTTAAACCGTATTTTTTATAATAAGAATCTATCTTAGATAACCATTTTTCATATTCATTTTTCAAAAAAGAAAATTCTTTTAATAAATAATTTACTGAATTAATTTTTATTTGATAATCAAGTTCAGGATTATCTCTTTCTAATTCTTGTGCAATATTTTTTTCATCATTATCCCAAAGAAGCTCTAAAAATCTGTAAAATGCTAACTTATTTTTTTCTTCATCAAAATATTTTTTCATTAATTTTATAAGTCCCATAAATGACCAAAAATTATTTATATCTTCATCATTTGGTTTAATTCCAAAAATCATTTCAAATATTTTATCTATATCAGTGTAATATATGCTTTCATCTGTTTTTAATTTTCTATAAACAAATTTACCATCTTTTTGAACATGTTTTCCATCGCAAATTAAAGGCTCATAAGCAATTCTAATACCTCTTGAAACACTAAATTTTAATAAATGATTATCGCGTTTTTTAGATTTTGAAATTTTCTTTTCCCAATTTTCACAATTTGCTGAAGGTGTTACAAAAATAGCATTATCTGTGTATGATGATGCATACGCTAAACTTCTTAATAAAATTTTATGAAATACAGCTTTTACACCTATTTTTAAATCTTCAATAGACGCACAATGACTAAATTTACTCCACATTGTTGGAATATATTCTTTTTTATTTATTATGTTTTTTTCTTCAAACTCAACAAATCTGAAATCAACTTGAACATAAATACATTTGTCTTTTTTGTAATAATATTCAAATAAAGCATTTATTTGTTCACCGATACTAGAAATACTAGGTTTATTATTTCCTATGTATGTAAAATTTTCTATCTGTTTATTTTCAATATTTTCAAGAAATTCCCAAAGTTTTTCTTTTAAATTTTTAGGAACCATAATATCTATATCACCAATAAAAGGTTTCAATTCTAAAATATTCGAAGAAACATCATTTTTCATTAAAAGACTTGCTGATCCGTCAAAAACATATCCATCATCTATTATTCTTTTAGTTTTCCAAATATATTCTCCATTTTGTTTAAAAAATAATTCATCTAATTTATAAAATAATTTTTTGAAATCCCTTTGAAATTTTTTAAGACCTAATTCTTTTACAGGTATTTTTTGCGCCTTAAATCCTTTAACTCCTAAATTTCCACCCATTTTAACCCCTTTTAAGATTTTTAAACCATTCCTGTTCCCATAATTGATTATATGAAACAGCCATTTCTTCTCTGCTTTGTCTTTCTTTTTTAAATTTTCTTATTATATCATGTATAGATGAAACTACTATTGTTGTAAAAAATCCATGTGCTCCAACCCATTCTTTTTCATCTTTTAAAATTTTTTTACCATTTTTTTGATAATAATTTTTTTGAGTCATTTTTGGATTAAACTTATACCAATGCTTTACAAATTTCTCATAAGCTAAACCTCGAAATTCATCTTTCCATTCAGGTGAATAACCTGAATATTTTCTTGATGTTAATGTATGTTCTAATACATCTAAAAAAGCTTTCACTACTTCGTCAGATGGATTTTTTCGTTTTCCTTCAAGCCTTTCTTTACTTTCTTTAATAAGTAATTTTGTTATTTCTTTATCATTAAAATATTCCATTTTAATTTCCTTTTCATTGTGATTACAAATTGTTTATTATAAAATTATTAATTATAAAATTTGTAAATACATCAATTTACTTATTCGGGCCTCTCTGGTGAAAAAATTATAATTTGAAATAAAAATATATTTCAAATTTGTAAAAGCCTCTCAGAGAGGCCCTGATAAATAAATTATCAAAACCAATATAATTATAACATGTTTTTGCTAAAAAGTAAAATTATAATCAATAATTTTTTTCCTTTAATAAAAATTATCATTTAATTTAATTCACTCATCTGACTAAAATACATTGTTGTATTTTTTTAATATTAATAATATTCAAATTCAAAATTTATTTTTTTAGCTAATTTTTCTAATTGCTTAGTCAATTTGCCACTTTTTGGATATTCTACATTTTTGTTAAATTTTTCTTTTATTATTTTTTTAAATTTATTAAAACTTGATTTTTTTATTTTTTTAGGTTTCCATTCAGACGGATGCACAACTTGATCTTTAAAATTGTTTTTGTTTTTATATTTTTTTATATATATAGAAATTTTTTTTAAAACATTTTCTAATTCAATTTCTTCTTTGTATTTTTTAGATGAACGTAAAAATTGATTTTCTATTTTTCCTAATAAAATGTTACAATCAGAGCATATCACTCCTCTTATTAACTTGTATGTTTCAGGATAAAGAGATTTGTGAGAACTATGAATATGATCTACAACAGCTTCTGAAAAATCAATTGTTCTCCCACAAATCTCACATTTAAAATTGTTTTCTTTTAATTTTTTTTCTCTAAACGATTTTAATTCAGACTTTTTTAAAAATTTCATTTTTTGACTTTATTTGTATATTTTTTTATTTTATTAATCTCAATATTCTTTCTTCAATTTCATTTGTTTTTTCTTCTTCTTTTATTTCAAAAGAAATTTTTTCTTTTTTCATTTCTTTAATTCTTTTTTCTATTACATCTAAATTCAATTTTTTTAATTCTTGCGCTTGACTTTCAGAAATTTTGTATTTTTGAATTAAAAATTTGACTTTGAAAGTTTCTGCTTCATTTTTTAATTTTTCTTTTTCTTTTTCAAGTTCTTTACATTTTTTTTCTAATTCTAAATTTTTTTCTATTTTTTCTTTTAATTTTTCATTTTCTTGTAAAATTTCTTCAAAAGCTAAAAATTTTTCAAAAAAATTTGGATTTTTCAAAAGTTTTTCAAGTTTCTCAAAGAATTTAGGATTTTTTGATAATTCCACAAGTTCTTCAAAAAATTCAGTATTTTCCATGAATTTATCATATTTTTCAAAGAATTCAGGGTTTTTTAGTAATTTTTCAAGTTTCTCAAGGAGTGTAGGATTTTTTGATAATTCCATGAGTTCTTCAAAAAATTCAGTGTTTTCCAAGAGTTTTTCAAAATTTTCAAGTTTTCCAAGCTTTTCATTAATTTTTTTATTTTCTTCTAGTTTTTCATGTAATTTTTTAATTTTCTTGATAAGATGTGTATTTTTTTCTTTTTCATGAAGAACTTTTTCACTCAAATTAATTCCGAGTGTTTTTAACATTTTTTTCAAATTATCTATGTAAATCTTGTAAAAATCTGAATTTTTTTCTAAATCTTGAACTTTTTTATTCAAATCATTATTGTTTGCGATTAAATCATAAAAGAATAAAATACTTGATTCAATCACTTTTTTAAGAGATTCTTTTTTAGAATTTTCATCATCATTTATAGTATCTAAAAAATTACGAATTTTATTCGCTAAAGTTTTTAAAGACTCACTTGAAAATTCATATGATTCTATTTTATCTAAAACTTTTTTCACAACATCAATATCATGTTTTTCAAATTTGTTATCTTTATCTAATATTTCAATCAATTCTTCATATTCTTTTTCAAAATATTTGTTGTATCTCAACAATTTAGTTAAAAGTTCAACAAAAGACAAAAATGTTTTTACAAATACCTCATCAAACTCTTTTTCTTTGTTATTTATTTGCTCTAACAATTTTTTATTTTCTTCTGATAAAACTTTGATAGCTTCCTTAAATTTTGTTTTTAAATCATCATTATTTTTTTCTTCATTTATTTCTAAATTTTTATTTGTGTTTGAATTTGAATTTTCAATCAACAATTCACACAATCCAAAATCACATTTGTATTCTTTACTTTTTTCTTCAAGATATTTTAAATCTTCTTTTAATTGTTCTGTTAATTTTATTTCACTAAATCTTGCATTTTTTATTCCAGGAGTAGCAACAACATCTAATGTTACTAATTTAAAATCTTTTTCATCAATAACAAAAAGTTTTTTGCCTTTATATTCAAAAAATTCATCTTCTTTAAAAGATCCATATGCTCTTGTAGAAACAGCAGGTTTTGCTCCTGCTGAAAGAATTGCTTTTAAAGTTCTTCCAGCTTTTGTATCTAAAATATAAAATGTTGCTTCATAAATTCCTGAATTTTTTGTTATCTCTTTATATTTTATTTCTTTTAATAAATGCGATGCTAATTCTTCTCTTAACATATCATCATAACTTAAATCTTCTTCAGGATGAGAAAGCATTCCTACAACCATTTTGTTTTCATAAGCTTCTTTGAATTGAGGATCTTTTTTTAAAGCATTATCCCATGCTTCTTTTGTATACAATCTTCCATTTCTTGAAATACCGAAAGGAACACCGGCGCCAAATGCATGTTTAACTTTAAAAATACCTAAAACACCTTTTGGTATTTCACCTAAATCACTCAAATCACCTGATTCTTTTATATCATTTAAATCAAAAAATTCTACATCATAACTTTCAAATGTATCGAAAAGTCTTTGCATTATTGTCCTTTGTTTTTATTTATATTTTTATTATATTTATTAATAATAAAAAATATTTTGTCTTGTTTTGTGTTTATGTTTTTTAATTCATTTAATTCTTCTACAACTGTTTTGTCAACATTTTTATCATTAGATAAACCATTTATTTGTCTAACTTCATAAAGAAATTGATTTTCATCTATAAAATAAATAAAAATATCAATTATTCTAAATAATATTTCTTCATTTATTGTTCCATTAATATATGCTTTTAATAATTCAATTTCTATTTCATATGAATCTTCAAGGAACTTAAAGAAAATCTCTAAAAATTCTTCAAGAGCTTCACTATCTTTTTCAAAATATTGCATTTCTATAATTAAATGAGTTTTAATATTATTTAGTCCTAAAAGAATTGAAGCTATATCATCTAACGAAATTTCTATTTCTTTATTTGGATATTCTTCTTTTTTTAATAATCCTAAATCACTTTTTGTTAGATGTGTTGCCAAAAAATTCCCAAGGTTTCTGTGAAACCTTTTTCCTTGTGTTGATTGATGCCACTTTTGAATGGCTTTTTTCATTTTATATGCATTTCTTCTCCAAAAATTTTTTGCTGCAAGAGATTTTTTTCTATCTTTTATATTTTTTGCAATTAACTGTAATTTATTTCTTATAATTGAATCATTTAATTCAAGAGCTTCATAATATAATCTATCAATTTCTTCTTTAAACTTCATCTTCTTCCTTTTCATCAAATTCAAATAAATTGAATCCCATTATATTCTTAAATTGAGTATTCATATATTTAGTAAATTCTTTTTCATTAACTTTGATATTTTCTTTATCATGTAAATCGTTAATAAAATTATTAATATTTTCAAAACTTGCAACTAAAATATCTACTAATTCAATTTTTTGAAGAGCTTCATAATCTAATGTATTATTCCAAACAATTTCAATATTTTCTAAATAAATATCAGTAAATCCAAGATTTTGAAGATGAATTGTATATATTTGCTTCAATCCAAAAGAAATAGCATCCTGTATCATTTTTAATTTTTTGTTATACATGTTATACGATTTTATAATATCTGATTTCAATAAATCAGATTCTTGAGTAACAAGACTAGTTGGCATGCCTAATGTTTTTAATGCTAATATTCTTAAATCTTCAATTTTTTGCTGTAAATTTTCAAAATCATTTTCATTATTAATATCTTGTGATTCCAATGAACCTTTATCATTCCATACAGGAATAACTTTGACAGAACCTAATTTTGATTGAATATGACGTAATAATTCTTCAGGACTAGAATAATTTTCATCATTTATCATTGTTTTATCTATCATTTTTTGATAAACTCTCGCTATTTCAAGTGCTTCAGCGGGTTTTGTTCCTGCTGGAATAGATACACCAACAATTTTAGTTTTTTGAAGTTGTTTGATTAATGCAATAGGATAAAGTTCTTCTAAAAATTTTAATTCTTTGAGTAATCCAAAAATAGGATACAAAATTGATTGACCCATTCTTACATATAAAATTTTGTCATCTAAACCATTTATTTTAACTTTAATTCTGTTAGATGGTAAATGAAAATAAGCATAATTTGAATTTTGAACACTTTTTAATTTCTTCTCTTTTTTGTCGTATTTTAAAAAATAAGAAATATTACTATCTCTGAAAACTGGAATTATTTTTGTTATATCAACATCATCATGAATATTTATAATACCTTCGCCACTTTTTACATCTAGTCTCAAAAATGTTTCACCATAATTTAATATATCAGCTGAAATATCTAAAACAATCTTTTTAAGATTGAATTCATGAGTAAATTCTTCTAATAATTCAGTTAAAGTATTATCTTGTTGAGAATTTATAATGACTGTTGGCCTAAAAAAATCATTATCAATAGTAGGTGTAAATGCATCCTCAATAATTCTGTTAACAATTAATTGCGATAAATAAAAATCTTTTATTTCATCAATTTCTTTTACTAATTCTTCTTTATTTCTTGTTATGTTAAAAAAATTAGCAATTAAAAATTTATTTACAGTGGTATCACCTTTATAAATATCTATTTGCTGAAGTGGATTAATTTGTGGTAATTCATGATTAAAACTCGTATTTTGTAATGATTTTTCTATATTTTTTCTAAACAATTTTGAAAAAAATCCATCAAAAAACATTTATATATCCTTTATATGTAATCATAAATATTTTCTATTTTTCCTTTTAATAGATTATTATAAAAATCATTTTCTTCAACTTTCATTTCAGTTTTTACAATTTCTATATCTAATTGTTTTTCCAATTCTTTGAGATAATTTTTCTCATAAAATTCTTTGTATTCTAAATCAAGAATAGCTGAATAAACTTGACAAACAGCATCTGCTATATCTTTACTACCAGGAGTTCCATCAGGAAAAGTATCAGGGTGATCAATTTTTTTCTCATTTTCTTTTAAAAATATTAATTCTTTCTCTAACAAACTATTTTCAGGTAAATCAATTAAGTTTTCATAAAGAGCATTTTTTAAAGCATAATATGAATCTTTTTTTCTGTCGACAGAATGTTGTTTTGCATCAAACCCTAAATCTTGCATTATTGTAATAAAATCATAAGATTGAAACGTATCGGCATAAATTTTTGCTATATGTATTCCAAATTTTTCTCTTAAATCTAATATGAATTTTCTAATTCTAGAAAATTTGATTTTTTGCCCTGAGGCAGGTGTTAATGCAGTAGCAAAAATTACATCAACATATTTTTGATTGTTTTCAATTTTTTTGATACATCCTAAAGCAATACCTAGTTTATCATTACTATATGCTAAGTCTAATCCCAGAACAAACTGTTTACCTTTATAATTATTTAATAATTCTTTTAAAATTTCAATATTGAAATAATTTATCAATGGAACATTGTTATCATATTCAATGATACTTGTCGTAGGATTTTTATGTTTAAATGCTTGTGTTATAACAGATTTATCACTTATAAAACTTGAAGAACTTATAACAGGAATACCTAAAATATCACCTATTGCTTGGCGCAAATTTTGTTTAAAACTTAGATAATAATCATAAGGAACTTTTTCTATTTTATCAGGATATTTATTTTTGTAATATTCTAATTCATCACCTTCCAAAATTTTAGGTTCTAAATTATAAGTTCCTGTAAATACGTAGAAATATTTGTCTGAAAAATTTATTTTTTCTTTTAGAACTTCAAATTGTTTTGCATTTATCAAAAGTAAAGGATTTTTTATTGTTGATTCATTTTCTTCACTAGTCAATGAGAATTTAATTTGTTCAATTAATGAAGTATCTGTATCAGCTGATGAAATAATTAAAATATGTCCCGGAACATATTTTTTACCTTTGTTCTCAGAAAGAAACCTTGACGGAAGCCTATTAATTGCTTCTGTTACATATGCTAATGCTTGTTTTGGTTGAGGATGTCTATTCAATTCGTCCATTAAAATACTAAAAACTGCTCTACCAGTTAATTGACGTCTATATGGAGAAATTGGAAGAAGATCAATATTTTTCTCAAACATACTAGTTTTTGTTTTGTTATTTAATTTACTTAGAAAAAAAGGACTATTTCTTATCATTCCTAAAATAAGTGCAAAGTTTATTGTTTCTGAGTTTTCTTTTGTTGAATTTGAAACTATAAAATCTATTTTTGTATTATGAGATAATTTATAAAATGCTTGTGGATTTTCTAAACATAAAACATGAGCTAAATCATAAAGAAAAATAATGTTTGAAACAGTTGTTTTTCCTGTAGAAATTGCGGATGTATTTAAAATAATGTAATTATCTGTATATGCATTATTTCTGATTTTATTCAACTCTGGAAATGGCGTTGGAAACATTTTCACAAGAGTCTCTAACCAATACTTATAAATTGATTTACCGTTGTTAAATGTTTTTCCAAGATAATAATCATCACAAATAAATTCAATAATTGTTGGAGGAGGTTCTGAATAACCGTGTTTTAATGCATAACTATTAAAAATTTTTTTTATTTCATCTTTGTTTATCATTTTATCCATTGACATTAAAATCCTTTATTAAAATCCTTTGTCAAATTCTTAAAGCTTTTAATTTTGTTGGATTTATTCAAAAATTCTTCTTTTTTTAATTTCTTTTTGAATTTCTTTTAATTCTTTTGTTTTTCCTGAATTTTTAAATTTTTGCTCTTTTTCAAAAAGTTCTTTTGTTGAAAGATTTTTAACATTCATCTATTTTCCTTTCCAATTTGGAATATTTATTCTTTTAACTTTAATACGTTTAGTTTTATGCAAATAATTTCTTGGCTTTTCTTTAGCTATATATCTTACTAATTTATACAAATGTTTTACTAATTGAGTTACTAGTTTAGGGTTTCTTATATGAGGATAATGAGTTATAGCGTATTGTATCCATGCTTTGAATTCTGGTCTATCATCTATAACAGCATCTTTTGTGTGTAATGCATAAGCAAAATAAAACATAAATGATGGATCAGAAGAAAATACTCTAACAGGTAAATTATAAAGTTTTTGAAATGTTTTGATATTTTTTCTATAAGGAAATTCAATTGCAACTATGTAAGTATTTCTTTTTATTCCTTTTTTAGTTTTATATTTAGCACCTTTTATAGAAAAATATAATTCTACCCAAACTTTTACTTTTTCATCAGCTGATTTATAAAATTTGTAGTCCCAACCTAAATATTTAGGTCTAGAAACACGTTTATATCTTTCACTAATAGGAATTTTAAAAAAAGGCTCTTCTGTCATTTTTATTAATGTATATAAATCTAATTGAGGCTGTGGTTCTAATGGAAAATTTATTCTCATTTTTTATCCTATTTTTTAATTAAATCTTCTAAGCATTTTTGATATTTTTTAATGTTGATATCATCAAGAAAAACTATACTGTTTTTTCCAAAAAATCCAACAATATTATCTTCATCATCATAAAAAAATTCTTGAAATTTTTCTTTTAAACAATTGTTTATAAAATATATCAATAATTCTTCAGGTAATTCACTTAAATCAATTTTTCTCATTTTAAACCCTTATTTTCTATTTTTAATTTCTACTCTTTTATCTATCCATCCTCTTATAAATTTTTTTGCCCATTTTGAACCATGTGTTTCTTTGTGAGAAATAATATCATTTTTAAGAGTGTCATTATTTTCTGCTAAAGCAATGTAATACATTCCTTGAATTATATTTAAAATGTTGTAAAGAGATTTATAAAATTTATAATTATTTATAAAATTTATTGTTTTTGGACCTAATATACCATCCTCTTTTAAAAGTATATTTTCATTTAATACATTAAATGCTCTTTGTAAGTTTTTAACAGCTAATTTTGGATTACCTGTATTAACAGTAAACTCAAACAATTCATAAGAAATTAATTTATTTTTGATTTTGTCAAAATTGTATTTTTTATAAAAATGATTATAATAAATATTTTTTACATCTTCAAATGTTAAATCTTCTACTTTTTTGTTAATTTTTAACATATCTAATGTATTTTGAGTAATACCATAATTTGTTTTTCCTCCTGGATCAAATTTATTGTCAGAAAATTTTCCTTCTATTCCTAATAACTTTTTAAGTATCCATTCAAACTTTTCATCCATTATGTTCCTTTATTTCATTTTTATTTCATTTTTAATTCAATATTATTTTTCTGACAATATTCTTTTAATTCGTTAAGTAATGATTCATTTTTGTTATAATATGTTATAAGGGTTAATTCTTTTATATTTTTATACTTTTTAAAAATTTTTAATTTTTCAATTAATAAATTAATTTTATTGTTGTATAATTCATCAACAACTTTATCATAATTTAATATAAAATAGTTTTTATTAAAAGAATCAATTTCATATACTTCATACAATGTATGATGTAATAGTAATGTCAAAAAATATCCTAATTCAATAAAATAATTTGTAGGACTATTAAATGTATAATTTGTATTAATTATTTTGTTTAAAAATTCTTCAAATAAATATTTATGCATTTCTTTCCAAATTTCTATAAAAGTTTGATCAAAAATTTTTTCATTTTTAAAAATTGACATCATAATTCTATTTCTATAAAGTGCAAAAATTTTTATAATTTGTTTTACATCAGATTCATTCAATTTTTTTACTAATCTTTTCTCAAAAAATTCAATTTCATCGCTTCTTAAGTATTTTTTATTAATTTTATTAAGAATATAATTTATTATATTTTTATTTTTATTAAAATTATCTTGTGAAACTAATGTCAATAAATGTTCAGTATCTATTAAAAATACAAACCACGCGTCGTATTTAGCCAAAATTATTTCTTTGGCAGTTTTACTGAATTCATGAATTGGATTTTGATAAATTTCTGAAAAAACAGTGCTTTGACTAATTTTAAAATGAGAAAGAACTTTAGAGCTCTCAGCTCTGAATTTTATATTATTTTCTATATGTATTTCAGGCATATAAATCAATTCATTAAGCATTTCACACCTTTAAACCATTTATTGTATAGAACATAGGTTCTATTTTATTTTTTAATTCTTGAATTTCATTTTTAATCGCAAATAATTCTTTATTTAAGTTGCTTTTTTCTAAATTAGACATATCACGATTTCTTTCATATTTTTCTATAAGATCTTCAATTTTTTTAGAAAGTTCTTCTATTTTTAATTTTATTTGATCTAAAACATTTTTGTTTTCTAATTTTGTTAAATTATTTTTATTTTCTATTTCGTTAAAATAATGTTTTAAGTCTTCAATTATTTTGATAATTTTTTCAAAGTCATTTTTGCATTTATTTGTGCAAGAATGTTCTATATTTTCAATACTTTTTGAAATAAAATCAATTTTTTTAATTATATTTTTTATTTCATTTGACATTGGTAAAACATAAAATTTTGAAATTAAAAAAAGACTTCCTGCAATAATTATTATCATTATATCTGAAGGGATATTCTTATTTAAAAAGCTTAAAAAAGATAAAATAACACCATCCATAACGTTTTTCCTTAACTTAAAAATATTTTATTTATTTAACCCCCTTAAATACCGATTCATTTTTATTTAACAATTTATACAATCTATTAGGACTTGTTTTAGATGGTTCTATTGGAAATAACTTATTTATTCCTACAATAATTAGTGCTTTTGTAACCCATTCAGAACAAAAATATTTATCTTCTCTGTCTGAAATAGGACTTATAAATCCAAAAATACCAAACCAGTCGTATTTCAAACCTTGTGTTTGTTCAAAAAAATTTAAAAATTTTTTGTAATCTTTTTCTGTTATTTTTAATGTTAAATAATCCCATGTATTTTTGTCATAAATATGTTTTTTCTTTCTAACATGTCCATCTCTTGGAGATGTAGAATACATTTCATTTTCTACGATTAATTCTACATGAGAATATAAACCCTTTGTCCACCATGCTATTATTTTATCAATCCAATTGGCTTTTGGAGCAGTTTTTTTATAAAATGCAATTTTAATTGTTTTCATTAAAAATCTCCATGATTATCAGTAATATTATTTTTCTTTTCTAAATAACGAATTCCTGCACTTCCTAAAAATATTGTTACTAAAGCCATCATATTAGTTGTCAAATAATCAGGAATACTTATTTTAATATCCCAAATAGACAAAATAGAAAAAATAACAGGATATACAAGAACAACATACAATAAACCTAATGTGACTCCCCAAAATCCAACTGGTTTCCACGTAGCATTTAATTTACTAAGAAATTTTTTAAAATTTTCTTGAGTCATTGTCTTTCCTTCTTTTTCTTTATTATTTCTTCATCAAGTTCATTCAATAAAACATTGAAAGGTTTATTTTTTGTTAATTCACCTTTTGCAAAAGTTATGTTATCTAATTTTTCTATTTTAGAAACTTTGTTGATATCATGTTTGTGTAAAATTAATACAAATTTATCTCCTCCTATTCTAAAAGGAAGAGCTGATGTATCTTTGATAATTTCAAAAATTTTATTTGTAATATTAGTTATAAAATTATCACCTTCTTTATAACCATAAGTTCTATTATATTCATGTAAACCATCTAAATCTATCAAATAAACATAATAAGATTTATTTGGATGAAAATCCCATTCAATATTTTGTATGTAATTTAAAGTATCTTCTAATTTATAACGATTTCCAAATCCTGTTAATCTGTCATGTTTTAATTTATAAATTTCTTTTTTGAGTTGATCTATTTCATTTTGAAGCTGTTGAACTGTTCTTCGACAATCCATCATTCAAGAACCTTTTATTATAAAGATTAATTTCATCTTCATAATTTTTAATAACTAATTGTAAACTTTTTATATAATGAACTAGTTTTAAAAAGCTATCTTTTTTTATACATCCATTCCATTCTTTAATACATACTTTATTATCTTTGTTATAAGCTGTTAAAATTAATTTAGGTGGCTTTTCAAATGTTTTAAGTTTTGGACATTTCTTTTCAATGTATTTATATTTTGTGATGGCGATTGTCTTTTGAGAACAACCTACAAAAAAAGAAGAAAATGATATGAAAAACATTACAAGAAAGCATGTGTATAATATTCGAAATTTTTCTTGATTTCTTGGACCTTTCATAATTCTACCTTGTATTCTACATTATCTGTTAAATTAATTACTTTATCAGCTATTTCTTTTTCAGATTTAGAAACTTTTTTAATATTTTCAAGTTCTTTTTCTTTGACATTTTCTTCAAATTCTTTTATATTTATTTCATTTTTATATTGTTTTTCTTTGACTTCAAGTTCAGAATCTTTTGCAGATAATTGTTCATCTTTAATATGAAGTTCATTTTGTTGTTTTTCTATTTTGTTTTCTTGTAATTTATTTTTTATAAAAAGTATCTCAGCAATTAATCCTAAAATCCCTGTTAAAAACTCCCAAATTTTACTAAATATATTCATTTTTTATTTCCTTATGAAGGAATTACTGAATCTACACATTCAATTGAATTACAATTTAAAATAGCATCTTTTACTTTACGAGCTTGATGATATATTTTACCTACTTCATTACTTGCTTTCAAAGTTAAATCTTTAACATCTTCTGGTGTTAATGTAATTGTATTATTGTTTGCATCAATTATGAATAAATTATCAACTTGTCCTATTAAAACTGAAATAGCCAATGCCATCATTGTTGATTTATAATCTTCTGTTAAAATAAAATGATAT